AGACTTTAAATGTCTTGCTGGTGGATTACATAACTGGTCACGATAAACGTGACTGGTTATGCTACCTTCCACCACCCACAATAATCAGGAGGGAGTCGCTGCCTGCAATGTGCGACAAATCATTTATTAATCTCATAAATATAATTATCATGAGAAACGTTCAAATCGTACCTTCTAAAGAAGGTCAATTAATCACTGTTTATAAAAATAAAAGTGATTACGGTTACATTACTTTATCTTCAACTGAATTGAGCACTGATGCTCGCGGTTGGTTACGTGAATCTAAACGTAGCACTTTAATGCGTGCTACTGTTGATTTATTGCAAAAATATATTGCAATGAATAAATCTCTTACCGTTCCTGGTAAGATATATGTTGAAGAATTTCTGGAGTCTGACGTACCTGACTCATTCAGAGAGCGCTTCAATAAGAATGTTGATTACGAAACGCAGATCAGACCATACATTAAACGTGCTGGTAAAGATGGTATTGAATTAACATTAGGTGGTGAGCGCATCCTTCGCTTCACTTCGTATGATCAATCTGGAACTATGGAAGATAGTAAGATTGCTCACGATAATACTGATGCAGTTAGAGCATCTAAAGGTGCTGCATCTGCTGCAGACTTTGATGGTGAAAGTGCTGATGCACCTTTGTAGTCATCTAAATCATGAGGGTGTGTAACAGCACCCTCTATTTTATAACTTAATTAATAAAACTCTTTATGAAAACTTTAAAATTTGGTGATGTATTATCACTTGAACTTAATACTGAAAATGGAAGTATTACTGTTGATTTCACTGTTGTACATGTTATGATGGGTGAACATTATGCTTTAATTTCCCAAGACAGATTGGTTGTTGTACACCAGTTTCCTAATGGAGACTTTATAATGTCTGAAGCAGTTGATTTGCTTGACATGGAACCTGTCGATTATAAAATATGTAAAATTAATTAATAAAACTTTTAAATAAATATCATTATGAAAAATTCAATTGTTACAATCGCTTTGTCTTCTAAATTTACTGCTGAACAAATGGAAGGCGTATTAGAAATCATTCATGCAACTCCTAATGCTGAAGTTGCTGTTGAAATACTATTAGGCATCTACGAGGCGCCTAAGTTACCTCTTGAACCTGTTAATCCTAAAAACTTTGACAGCACCAAACGTAACATTGTATGCTCTGGTTACGACAAGTTTAATGAAACTGTATCGTTCACATACCACATGATGAAACAAAAATCAGGTTGGATTGAGAATGGTGTTGAGGTTGATCCTGCTAATATAGCAAGTAACAATCGTTGGGCAGAAGATGCTGCACGTTCTCTAAAGATTGATGAGAAAGTATTCAAGGATACTTATACTCATCATGTGTTTGACATTGACCTTGAGAAAGATTCTGAAGGGAATCCTAAAGTGTACACTGGTCAATGTGAGTTGTACACGTGGATAGATGGAGAAAGAAAGAGAAGATAATAACTACCCAGTTGATGAACTGTTGCTCTGTAATGGAGCAGCAGTTTTTTCTCAACGGTTAGTCAATCCTTTCTCAACCTTGTCTGTATCCAGTGAGGAAAGATGCAACCACTCGGTAATACAGTTTTTTCTCAACCACAAGACATTTCTTTTCTCAAGGGTTGATTATTACATTATTCGCAATCAGCTCCCGAGTGAAGACAAACGACACTGAGAATAATTCAATACACTGAGGAAAGTATTGAGAATAATTTAAAATACACCACTTGAGGAAAGCAAATGCAAACCACACGATGCCACCCTGAGGAATGGTTGACAACCACCCTGAGAAAAGCTCTGTCTACATACTACCTTCCACCCCCTTCTGAGTTCAGTATTAATTCTTAATTTATTTACCTATGTCTCAAGTTAGAATCGTAGCAAATGCTAAAAGTAATAACCTTATAACAGGTTATAAGAAAAATCCTGAATATGGTTATATTCAGTTAGAACAAACCGCAATGTCTATTGCGAGTAATGGTTGGATTAGAGAATCCAAAAGAGTGTGCATATTGCGCGCTAAAACAGAACAACTAAAGGCATTCGTGAACGCGAATAAATCTTTGTTGTTGCCTGGTAAGATTGTGATTAAAGAATATCTTGAATCAGATTTACCAGAGAATGTTGCTGAAACATTGAACAAAAACGTGGACTATGAAACTCGTATTGCAAGTTTTATTAAGCGTGCAGGTGTCGATGGTGACGAACTTACATTAGGCGGTGAAAGAATCTTGAGATTCTCTAACTATGATCCAAGTGGAAACGAAGCAGATACATTAATACAACACGATAATGTAGTTGTTAAGTCTAGTGCTACTGCTCAGTTAAGTCAAGAAGCTGCTGAATAATAGTAAATAGCTTCTCTTCTGTATATATATAGAGTATAGATAATAGTCTCTGTACTCTATATATACAGAATTGAGACCAAGTTTTTTTAAATCATTGATAATCAGATAGATAAAAATACAAGTGGTTTGTAAAATGATTGTTGAGAGGGTGTGAATGATGGTGAGAAAACCACCCTCCAAACATCATTGTATAAATTTCAAACTCACAAAACCACTATAAATTTGGCACTATATCGCTATGAAACACATACACAAGTAGTTACAATAACAATTACATACACAAGAACATATTACAACTATATATCTTATTCTTATTATTGTTATTACTACTATATGTTGTTTTAGAATGATTTTTAAATCCACCCGATTTTTTACTTAACATATCTACAACATGTAAAAAACGATCCGGTAACACAATTAATGAAAGCTGCAGTAACACAAAAAAAATCATCAGTCAGCTAACAAAATATATACAGCATTATGATAGTAATTAATGTAGACAATAAGATCAAAGCATTAGAAGATGAAACAGATAGATTAGAAACATTGTTATCTAATGGAGATATAACAGAAGAAGAATATTATTCTAGAATATATCCTATAGAATATGAATTAGAATGTCTTCGAGATATGTTTTAATAATAGGTTCTTCAACCGCAAATCCTTAATAACATGAGTACAACAACAACATTTTATGTTTCATCCTCTGATAATAAGATTAGAAGAACAACAGAACCATCTAGAGAATATTTTGTTCCTGGTGGAAGTAAAGAAGGTAAAGCAAAGTATATCATTGAAGTATTTGGTGGTAATCATGAAACTATTGCTAAAGAGTTAAGAGATATGTTAGATGCTTCTAGTATGTCAGATAAAATATATAAGATTAAAGTAGAATCACGTTAAACTCTTTAATAATTATGAAAAAGATTGTATTTATACTACTACTATCAATAATATGTTATGGTAGTGGATTTTATGCAGGAACATCTTTTCCTTTGCATAATGAAGAATATCAATTCATTGTAACAGATGATTCTGTGTCAGTGAAAGATTATGATAGACACGTAGGAACCATTAAACTTGATGGTGAGTTAGAAAAATTAATCAATAACGATAATAAATAACATTATGAAAGTATATTATTTAAAAAACTTTGATTTAGGTTGGGATGATGTTGTCAGTATTGCAACATCACCTCAAAAATGTTTAGAAGAATACACTGATGGTGAAATTATGTTAGAAACAGATGAAGAGGTAGATAAATATTTAGAATCTAACAAAAATTTGAGGATTGATTATAGAACTTTAAAAGAATAAAACATTATGAAAAATTTGAAATTTTATTTCTCTATTATGTTTATATTAATAGCAATGAGTTGTTCTCTTGCTATTAATATGACATATATGGATGAACCAACGCAAAACATGTACAAATTCATTCTTGCTGTTTCTACATTGTTGTCTACAATATTATGGGCAAACTATATGATAGAAAAACATGAGCAAGTATAGATTTAAAACTGAAGAAACTCTTGAAGTACATTTAGAGAAAATTGTTTTTTTTACAAGAACAATTTGATTCTTTAGATAAGTAAAAATATAACCATGTACAATTGTTATGAAATCCTTTTAAACCCTGAAATGTAGGTCGTGTAAATGATCGTGTCAACTGTTGCTGATTGTACATGGTAACATTCTATTCATGATAAGTAACAAATTTACACATGGGTGACTGCTGGAAAGACAGTACTTTTTGTTGGTTTTCTAAAAAATTACTTAACAAATACGCGCAACTAGTAGTATACTACCATTTCGAGGACAATCTCGAGATGGTTTGTATGCTATGTTTTCTGACAAATTTAATAACTTTCAAAAATGGAAAAAATATTAAAAACCACAGCTTCTATATGTGCAGGACTAATACTATTAGTATTTATAGAAGCACTTCTTACGTTTGGTAACGCATTTGACATTGAACAATACACTGCTTTTGGATGGTTTGTACAATCAATACTTGTTTTATTCACCATCAGTTTTTCTGCATGGTTATCATTAAAAGACAACAATGAGTTCTGAAAAATATAAATACAAACCTGTTCCAAAAGGATTAGATGTTGTTTTTGCAATTGTTGTAAAACCTCCACACTGGATAGGCATACCATCTCAAATATGTAAAATATTACCTGTTGGAGCAATAACATGGTTTTCAATAGATCAAGTTAATTTTGATAAAAAAGGTTGTCCTTATTTTCATGGTGTAAAAAGTGTTCATCCTGAATCAAATCGTTATGCTCAAAACTTTGAAAAATCATGTTTTGAACTATTAATAACAACAAATCGTCAAAAAGTTAAAAAATGATTCAAGATAAATACAAATTAGTACATCTTATAATAATTGCTCAAATAATGAGTAATTATATAACAGAATCTATTACTTTAAAGTTTCTACAAGGTCCTTTTTTAAATTATGTAAACAATTTTCGGAAAAAACTAATAGCTCTTGAAAAAACATATTATGACAAAATTTACATAAAAGAAGAAAGTTATACAGTAGATGCGTATGATACAATGGATCAATTTCTAAAAGTAGTTGCGCAAATACCTGTGTACGACATGGGAGACATTACATTATTAATTAAAGCATATCAGACAGATGACAAATCTATGATGGGTATTGCTAAAAAAACTTTAAAAAATCGTAATGAAAAATAGAAACTAAAAACACAAATGTGTAAACAATCGAAGTTTAATTAAAAAATAATCAAATGGAAAAACTAATTGTTATTCTTAAAAAAGCAAAAACAAATATGTCTTTGTTTTTTGATCCTATTCCTGAAGAAGATGAAGATTATGCAGACAAAGTAGTTCGTCTATTAAGACGCGACTTTAACACAGAAACTCAAAATCAAATTTTACTATCTATTGGTAAAAAGTTATCTGAAGCACGTGAAAAAGACATGCGTAAAATGGAAGAAGAGTATGAGCTATTACAAAAATGTCATGCGAATCTTAATTCGCGAATTGCATATCAATAATGAATGCAACTTTATATGAAGTAATTAGCATGGGTAACATTATACAAAAATGCTATTACCTGGACTCATCTATTACTCTTGACAATAAAGAAGTTGAAAATCTTATTATTGAATATAATCAAGAACAACTTAATGGTCAAATTATAGATCCTGAAACTGATGAAACACTCAGTACTCTGGATCTAGAATTCTATGATAAATCCTTAACATTTGATGTTGAGATGGACAAACACATTTTATCTGATTATTTTTATAACACAAAAGTCACAATAGAAAAAGAATGTGACGATTATCCTGAACTATATGAATAAAGCAACTATTACCAAAATTACAGCTTACAAAGACAACTGTTTTGTTGCAAGATCGCACAACAAACGAATTATTTACACACCTCAAGAAGACAAATCTATAGTAATAGAATTTGTCAGAATGTTGTCTAAAGAAGAACAAGAAATGTTTAAAGATGCACAACCAGAAGGTAATCAACGCATTGTTCGTGGTAAAGTATTTGTTACGTCTTTGTTATTTACACCTGAATCATCTGAAAACTTTAGAGTGTTCATGAATGTTGTTGCTGATATATCAATTCAAAAAAAAGAACATTTAAACGTATAAACATGGAACAACAAAGAATAGAAATAAGATCAAAAGGATTACAATGTGATAGTCCTACTTGTGATTGGACAGATCCTACTATTCAAGTAGATGACTATCCTAAATGGTTAAACGCGCCTTGTCCAAAATGTGGTGAAAATGTTCTTACTGAAGAAGATTTGACTAATACACTGACATTGCGTAATCTTGTTAACTTGTTCAACGCAATTCCAGAAGAAAATTTCGAAGAATTCATGGAAGAACTTCAAAAAGACATGCCAAAGTCAACTCAAGATGAAATTTTAAAGAAATATGATCTTCCTGAAGGTGCTGAACGTGTGAATATGACTTTTAATGTTCACAAAGGAGTTCACATCAAAGATGTAAAACCAGCTGACGATGGGAAAGAGTAGTGAATTATTCATGCAAATGCGCGAAGAAGAACTAATTGGATTGGAATATATTCAAGATGAATACACTTATAAAGATTGGATTTACAATTTGAAATCACCAAAAGTGATTGCTATTGGTAAAAATCATGAAGGATTTATTTGTTTTATAAGTGGTGATTCTCCTCAAGAAGTATATGAGCTTGCAAAAGAACATGATATTTTAAATGGTCTAGAATTAACCGTACCACAAAAACACATTTTTAAAAAATAAAAGATATGATATTAGGATACATTATATTGTCGTACTTAATTGGTTATTTTATGCTGCTTGATAGTTTAAAAGCAAATGAACATCTGATTATGATGGACATTGTAATGTTTATACTATCACCTTTTAGCGTTATTAATTTTCTTTTTGTAAAAGTTTCATCACATTTTTTCGATTTAGATGAGATAATCTATAGACAAAAAGACGATAATTACAGATAACATCTGCAGATAATTGCAGATGTTTTGACAAATATTACAGATTTAACTCTGTATGATTTAAACTTTTTATGTCAAATAACAAAAATCTTCAAAAATGAAGCAAATCAAATTTAATTCCATTACTGCAAGTGCCCAAGGTATATATGCAGTTGACAAAAATGGTAAAGTGATTGTTGAAAGATATGATAAAACATATCAATCACAATCAAATTACAAACCAAAACATGTACAAAAAACTGCAGACAGAATTCATTTGAATTTTGTTCAGCGTGAAATGTACAGAAGACTTATGTATGGACTAAACGAATATAGTCCTGAACAAATTGCAGCATTATCACATGTTTCAATAAGCAGAATTGTAAATGATTACAATAAAGCAAGTAGAGCATTGCATATAATGAAAGCAAAGAAATTGTACAAGAACGAAACTAATCTTGTTAATTCAATATTTTCACATGTAAACATTGGTGAAAAAGAGTTTGATTGGTTAATAGAATTGCCTAAAAACGCAACTCTAAAGAAATTAAACATCAGCACACGTGATGTTATCAACGAGTTTATTAAACGTAAACTTTTACCAAAGAATTTTTATCAATTATCACCTGAAAGTATTGTATTATAATGACAAAAGAAAAACAATCTGCAGAAAAATATGCAGGACTAGACAATAAAGAAATTATATTAGTCTATTATCGGTTAGAGAACTATCTAAAAGTTCTTAATAAGAACCTTGATATGAACGTTGTTACAAAACAAGTTGAAACTCCAATGGGTATTGCAACAGCAATGAAAGAAGTTCCAAAGGAACATGTTGAGATGTTTAAACAAACTGACTATTATCAAACATTGTGTAATGTAATTGAAAAATTAAAACCAATTGTAGAAATAATTACAGATTGTGATGATTCAGTTAAAAAATTAAAAGAAACTTTAAATAAAATGCAATGAGTAAACAAAAAAATGTATTAAACGAACTTAGAGTAATTCAAGAAAATCTTAAAACTAACGGAAAAGATTACACAAGTCATATGGTAGTTGCTATTGATACTGACGAAAACGGTTTTCCTGAGTCTACAATTACAATGTCAAATGCAAAACCTCTTGAAACAATAGCAATGTGTGAACATCTTATAAGTGTTTTACAAGAAATAAAAACAAGAATTCTTGCAACTTTGTCTCCTTATAACGATGATCATTCTGAAAAATCCAAAGTTGTTGATCCAGAATTAAGTAATTTTGAAAAAATGACAAATGATTTGCCAAAACCGATTGCTGATAAAATACGTAGTTTCAAAAAACGTATGGATGAAGCAGTTGAATCAGGAGATCTTGATGAAATGAGCAAACTTAAACAAGAGCTTATGGACATGAAAAATCCATTCAAAAAAATGAAAAGCGAATTGGAAGACATGAAAAAAATAACAGAAGATGAAGATGATGACACTGAAAATGATAATTTTAACATCAACGACTTCATATAAAATCAAAATAAATTAGTAAACACTTAAATTTTTATACAAATGATCCTATTTAGAGCATTTTTAGAAGGTACATCCTTCGCAATTGAAACATTACCTGGTCAATCTTTCGAGAAAAAATTACCAATCAATGTCAAAGACATTAAAATCACTGCACCTATCAGTGATATTTTGAAATTTCCATTAGGAACAGTTTTCTGTACTGATGGATATGATTTTCCAGAAGATGATCATTTACACGTTCGTAAAGAAAATATTACTGCGATGTATTATGGTGATGACGTATTCCCATTGAGTGGTCCAGACTCTACTCCAATGGTTGATTTTTTGATTGATTATATGATTGATCACAGTGAGTTTGGTGTAGATAAAGCAAAAGAAATGGCTACCAAGTATGAACCATATGGTTATACATTTGACTGGGATGCCAAGTTTGCTATGCCAACTGCAGGTGAACCTCTTCCTGCTGGAACAAACTTGAAGCGTACTATTGCTGCAAACTATCCTGTTCCTACTAAAGAAGAATGTGGTTTTCACATCGAACCAGACATCTGGTATTTACTTGTGAGAAATGTGTTAAGAGGTGAGAATACTCTTCTTATCGGACCAACTGGATTAACTAACTAAAAATTTGTATAAGACCTATTACTTGTGTATATTTGTTATGTAAATAACATATACACATGAAAACAACTGAAGTTAAGATTTATGTATTATACGATCCTCGTGATTGTAAAGTAAGATACATTGGAAGAACAACAAAAAAAGTTTTGAAACATCGATTGATTGAACATATTTCCAAAGCAAGATACGAATCTGTATATTATCCTGGTAAAAAAAGTTCACACAAAAACAATTGGATTAAATCATTATTAAACAATAACATTGAACCTAAAATCAAATTACTTACTAAAGTAAATGGTTGGAAAGAATCACATGTTGTTGAAAGATGTTTAATTAATAAATATACTGTTTCAAAAAACTTAGTAAACGCAAACGACAAAGGTATTGGAGGATTAAATCAAATTGTAGAAAAAGAAACAAAAGAGAAAATTTCAAGTTCTCTTAAACAATTCTACAAAGAAAATCTTAACTCTTGTGCTAAAGCAATTGAAGTGTATGATTTAGAAGGTAACTTTATTGAATCATATGTATCAGCAACAGAATTTGCAAAAAAACTAAATGTTAATGCAAGACAAGTAACCAGAATAGCATCTGGTGGTCCTGGAAGAAGACAGATAAAAGGTTTTCAAATAAAATATTCAGATTCAGAAAAAATCATTTCTAAATTTGAGTACAAAAAGAAAGCAAAATATGAATCTTTTAAAAAAAGAAAAATTATAATTCTTGAAAATCTTGAAACAGGAGAAAAAACCCAACATCTGGGTATTTCAGAATTGTTAAAAAGTCTTTCTATTCCAAGACACTTGTATTCCAATCGCAAACAAAAATCTTCAGTAGTAATAATAGGAAATTACAAATTTATACCTGGTCCAGTATAAATTGGGTGAATTGCTGGAACTCCTCCAACATCAATTGATGAAAGGACAATCAGCAGCCAAGCTACACAGGAATGTGTAGAAGGTTCAACGACTAATAGCATACCACCAGAACGGTGATGAAGCTGACACGAGCGCCCAACAACTTTTCTCTGAGTGAGTAAAAAGTTGATGATATAGTCTGAACTCATACAATGGTAAAGTATGAGAAGTAGAGGATAAAGAGCCACTACGATAACATTACGCAGGTAAAACTGAATTATTAAACCACCTTGCTAAAGCAATGAGCAAAGAATTGCATATCCAAGATATGGGTACTGTTCAGGATGCACAGTCTGCTTTATTAGGTGTGCATAGAATTGGTAAATCAGGTCACTCAGAGTTCGAGTTTGCACCATTTGTTGATCACATCAAGTCAAATGGTATTGTGTTGCTTGACGAGTTGAACCGTGCACCGCTTGCTGCAAATAATATCTTGTTCCCTTGTTTGGATAATAGACGTTATTTACCAGTCGATGTTGCTTGCGAAGATTGTGACAGACAAGTTCCTGTAGGTCCAGAAACTGTTTTCTTTGCTACTGCTAACCTTGGTTCTGAGTATTCAGGTACTAATGCAATAGATAGAGCATTGTTAGATAGATTCTTCCCTGTAGAACTTTCTTATCCAAGCGAAGCAGATGAGGTAAACATCCTTATGATTCGTACAGGTGTTGAAGAGAAAGCTGCACAAGCTATTGTTAAAGTTTCTAACGAGATTAGAAAACAATATAAAGACCAAGAGTTATCAACTCCTGTTTCAGTTCGTCATACATTGCAAACTGCAGGACTGGTAGTAGACGGTTTTGAACTTACTAATGCTATTCAGAGCGTTATCATGCCTCTTTTCGAAGATGGTATTGGTACTTCTGAGCGTAGTAAAGTTTTATCTATTATTGCTGCATTTTAATAGGATCAAGCAATTGTGTGTGAAATTCCCGTCATTAATTACTATTTGGTAATTAGTGATGGGTTTATCATACATTAACTCCGTTAATAAACAAAAAAAATATGAGTTTAAAATTCAAAAAAGACTGGTGGAAAAGAAAAGAAGAAGACGCGTTCTCTTTTTATGATCCAAGTAAAAAACTATTTGACTGGGATTCTGGTAGAACAGGTTACTCTTCTTATTTTGTAAGAGATAATCAGAATCTTCGTTCTGCAGCAAAAATGATTGGTTCTATGTTCAGAGTTATTGGTGTTCCAAAGAACATTAAACTTGAACACAGTATAAACAAAAGAAGTTTGAATGATAATATAACAGTTCCTGTACCATTAGCAATGTTGCGTGATGAACAAGGAAACTATATGAATCACGATACAAAGCTGTTAGATGCTTTTTATGGCTCTTCTATTCAGAACGCAGCTCTTGCTACAATGCAGACTAAATCTGAGTATACCAGAACAATGAATGCGCGTAATACAAAAAATGTAACTATGCGTGAATTGATGTATACTCTTTTGAATACTGAGCGTATTGACAAGAAGTTGGCAGAAAGATTTCCTGGTTATTCCAAATTTGTACAAAAGTTTAAACAGTACAAATATGATGAAACGTATGAACCATTAGATCCATCTGAACATGCTGGTAAACGTCTTGCAGAAACTGTTGCAAAGTTTATTAGATATCCTGCGCATATAACTGAAGAAGAAGTTGAAGAATTTGCTAAACCTCTTTCTCAGATAGAAGGTTACATGAAGAAAAATGGGTTTCCAAAAACTTCTGATGATTGTGACAGACAGGCAGTTTATCTTTCTGGCGTAATTGATAAATTTATCAAAGCAGAAGATAAGAAAGAAGAAGAACCACCTGGAGGCGGAGGAGATGAACCTGGAGATGATGATGCTCCAACACCATCACCAAGTCCAAGTAAATCTGATATGGATGAGCTTGCTAAGCAAATGATGAAAGGATTAGTTAATCCTGATGATGGTGATCCTTCTGACGAATTTCAAGAAGATTTTCAGGATTTTACAGAAGACATGGAAGAAAAGAAAAATCTTCCTCCTTCTAATCATGATTTCTCTAAAGATGGTACTCTTAGCGAAGGTAATATTAAATTTAAAAAGTCTGATTCTAACAAGGATAACTATTTTAAAGATTTAACTAAAATTAATAGTACAAAAGCTCAGGTTCTTGCAAAGTTATTTGCACGTAAATCTAAAGATTATCAGTTTAGTATGAAATCGATGCGTTCTGGTAGATTGGACACTAACAAACTTGCTGAAGCAAAACAAATGGTTCCTACTATTTATGAAAGATTTGGTCAAGTTACCACTAACAAAGTTAACATTGGTGTTGTAATTGATGAATCAGGTTCGATGGGTTCTGGTGCAAAAATGCAAAAAGCACGTCAAGCTGCAATCTTTATCAATGAAGTATTCAAAAAACAACAAGATGTGCAATTGTTCATTTATGGTCATACTGCAGACGAAAGCAGTGGATATGGTGACTGTAATATCAGAATTTATCGTGAACCAGGTGTAAACATGGATCCTTACGCATTAGGTTCTTGTAAAGCAAGAGCTAATAATCGAGATGGTGATGCAATTTATGCTTGTGCAAAACGTATTCGTAGTAAAACTGCAGATCCAGGTTTGATATTTGTAATTTCTGATGGTGCTCCATATGCTTATGAATATAGTGGTCAAAAAGCTATTGAAGACACTAGAAAAAAAGTCACAATGGCTCAAGCGTTAGGTTTCCAAGTAATTCAAATTGCAATCGAAGAAGAGGTTCCTTGCGATGAAATGTTTGATTATTTCATTCAAATGACAAATATTGAAAATTTACCAAATGATTTGATATCTTATGTATCAAAAAAAGTTGATAAATTAATCAAAGAAAAAACTATTATGTAATGATAGACAAGTTAATTAAAAATTTTTGGTTTTTATTAATTTCATTTCTTATTGTTGTTGCCTTCACATTGGGGGCAACAACTTCAAGTCTTGAGTTAATGAATAAATCTTCTACAATGTCATTCTTTGTAGGAGGAGTATTATTTGTTATGACAATTTTCATATTTGCCTTCTGGACATATATGATCTTCAACCAAGTAGTTGTTTTATTAAAAGAAAAAAGTTTAAGTAAAAAATCTAAAAACAAAAAAAGATGAACAAATTTTTATTAAAAGCAGGGGTTATTGCAGTTATTGTATTATTATTATTCACATTTGTAATGTCATGTGAAAATATTGATGCAGGTAACATTGGTATTAAAGTAAACAAATTTGGTACAGGAAGAGGTGTTAGTGGTGTTACAGAATGTACAGGAACTGTATTTTACAGTCCAATAACTACAAGCATTAAAGAATTTCCAATTAATATTCGACACAAAGAATATACAGGAGAAGACTCGTTTGTAGTAAATTCAAAAGATGGATCAGAGTTTCACGTATCGCCAATTGTAAACTACAGAATCAATCCTGATAAAGCTACTCAAATCTTTGCAAAATATAGAAAAGATTTAGATGGTATTGAAAGTGGATTCTTAAAAACTGCAGTTACAGAAGCATTTAGAATTGTAACAAATAGTTACACTGCTGATCAGTTAATTTCAAGTCGTGAAGCATTTGATACTAAAGTAAAAGCAGTATTAAGAAAACAATTGCAACCAGAAGGATTTGAATTAGATCAATTTACTACAAATTTAGAGTATCCAGCATCGTTTAAGAATGCTATTAATGCCAAGAATAATGCAGTACAAAAAGCATTAATGGCAGAAAATAGAGTTAAACAAGCACAAGCAGAAGCAAAAATTAAAGTTGCAACTGCTGCAGGAGATGCTGAAGCAACACTTACTCGTGCAAGAGCAGAAGCTGAAGCTAATAAACTTAAACAAGCTACTCTTACACCTATGTTGATTCAACAACAATGGATTGATGCTTGGAAGTATGGCGGTTCTAAAGTTCCTACTTACATTGCAAACGGAGGTGAAAGATTCATGATGAATATTAAATAATCAGCGTTATGGTAACAAAAGATTATAGTAAATTCACATTTTCTGAAAACAACAGAGAAATAAAACAGTCTTCAGTAGAAAAACTTAAAGCTTCAATGAAAGAACATGGTTTTATTGCTGGTAGACCTGTTTTAATCACAAAAGATGGTGTAATTGTAGATGGACAACATAGATTCATTGCTGCAAAAGAATTAGGAATTGAAATTCACTATGAAATTATTGATGGTGATTATATGAAAAAAATGATTGAGTTAAATTCTACTCAAACAAATTGGACATTAACTGATTACATTAAATCTTATGCAAGTTTACATGTTGATTGTTATAGAAAATTATTGAAATTCCAAGAAAAATATAATCTTGGAATGTCTACAACAATTGCTTTATGTATAGATAACAAAATTAAAACTTCTGACATTAGACTTGGAAAACTATTTGTTATGAATCCTTATGCAGAAGATATTGCAGAATATGTATTAAATTGCACATCTATTCCTTATAACAAAGATTACAAGTTTATACAAGCTGTCAACAATGTATATAAGAAATTGAATCGTTCTGAATTAGCAAAATTAAAAACTAATTTAATTAGTGTTCCTCAGTTGTCAAAATCAGCTGATTATGTAATTGCGTTTGAGAATATCTTAAACAAAGGTAAACATGGTCAGAATCGAGTAAAATTAACATAGCATCAGTACTCCCTAAGTCAAAGTGTTGTACAGCACTGGAAGTCCAAGACAAGCCAAGACTGTCTGTAAGGGGAAATCAGTAGGTAATCTGATTAAAAATATTTGTGAATTAAATAAGACGCTTTTGATTACGTTCAAATGAAATGGATGAATAGGGGCAATTCAATTTCGTATTAGTACGAGTGGTCTTAATGTCCTCTAAATTCACTAACCTACCTTCTGAGGGTTATATGAGGATTGTATCTATACGATCATAGAGAAGAAGGAAATAGAAAACAGGCTAAACATTGATCCTTTGTAAATTTGTAATGCGAGATGATATAAATGACTCGTTGAAAGCAAAATAAACGCTACATATTTACATAAAGATACTAACCCTGAATTGACAGAGAGATAGAAAATAGGAAACCATAAGAACCCTATAGAGTACTAAGGAGTAATCCTAGAACGTGAGTTGCCTTGAGAAAGCAATGTCCTATAAAAAGAGAGTCATCAGGATCTCTACTCACGTAATGAGTTCTCAGCAAGTAGTTAGTATTACCAATGTGGTATAATTGAAAATTGTTCAAATATTAACTACGCGACCCTACTCTTATTATGACCTCTATTGCTATAAGTTAAGATGTAATAAGAAAGAGGGTGCTAAATTGTTACATATTCTCTTGCATTAATTGCAAACAGTCAGGTGGCGGAATTGGTGATGAATGATACACGTTAAATCACATTATCAATTCTAAAACTTGACTACTAAATAACAAACCATATGAAATTACCAGTTGATTACACAAAGTTGTCACCTCAACAACGAAGACAAGTGAGGTTACAGTACATCAAAGAACAAGATAATAAATGCATGTACTGTGGAGAAAGTCTGGATGAACCAGCTCCAGAAAGAATAACCAGTAAACCAATTATTTGGAAACTGTTTCCTCCTAATTTTTTACAATACCCAATTCATCTTCAGCATTGTCACAAAACAGGTATGACTGAAGGTGCTGTACATAATTACTGTAACGCAGTGCTATGGCAATATGAAGGAAGATAATCTGACAAACAATAATATGGAAAAAGAATTTATACCCTACACTTTGGCTTTAGACATGAAGTCAATTGGATTTGATGAACCTTGTTTTGTATACTGGGTGTTTGATGGAGTTGAAACAACTTTATCAACTTCACATAATAAAAGTGGTTGGTCTATGATTGGATTTAAAAACAATCAAATGGTTAAAAAAGCAGGTTTATGTACAGCTCCTACATTCTCACAAGCATTTAGATGGTTTAGAGAGAAGTATGGTTTAGTGCATACGGTTTATTCAAATGCAAGTGGTTATATGTGGGAACTACATTATAATCAAGAAAAGGGCGGTACTCATATTTGTGATTCAGGAGAAAGCGGAGATTGTGAAATGAGTGGTATGTTTACTACTTATGAAAAAGCAGAACTTGAATGTCTTAAAAAATTAATAGAATTATGCAAGAAGAATTAATAACATTTGAAACTGCTAAATTAGCACAAGAAAAAGGATTTGTAATAACTCAAATTCGTTGGTTTAATAAACAAGGTATAGCACAAGGTTTTAATACAGGTCCACTAGATGATGTGTTTTATAGACCAACTCAATCACTTCTTCAAAAATGGTTAAGAGAAGTTCATAATATCGATATTTGGGTTAATAAAATTGGGAGTACTAATGAAAAAAAGTACTATTTTAATGTTATGGTAAATAATAAATTTGTAAATACTACTAATAGTAATTCAAAAACTTTTTTAAAATATGAAGAAGCATTAGAAGTTGGTTTACAAGAAGCTTTAAAATTAATAGAAATTGTAAAAAATGGCAAAAAGTAAAAAAGCAGAAAGCAGTGAATCAGAGTACAATATTGGCGACATGGTTGCCCATTCCAAGTTTGGTACAGGTGAAGTGCTTAATGTTATACCAGGAGAGGCAATCAAAGTAAAATTTGGCAAACAGGAAAAGATCCTGTTACTCAAATACAATACTAAAACATTAATCGGTAAAGAAAATGGAGACTAAATTCATTGAAGGTACTAATGAACAATATTCTATTAGAGAAGATGGAAATGTTATACAACATTACAAAAAACATAGAGTTTCAAATACAAGAATTGATAAAATATACAATGACAAAATTGTAACAATTTTAAAAGGAAATTGTGTTGATATTACAACAACAACTGGAGTAATAAGATTTTCAATAAATACTCTTACTTTATTATATTTTAATTTTATTTTTTGTAAAAAGTGTAATACAAAATTTACACCTTCTTTAAAAACTCTTTTTTGTAATAAATGTAAAAAAAATGCAAGAAAAAAAACTTGTGATTTATATTATAATAATAACAAAGAAAAATTAAAAACTATTTCAACAAATTGGAGAAATAACAATAGAGAAAAGTTTAATAAAACTGCAAGAAAATCTCAAACAAAACACAAAGATAAAATTCTTGCTGCACGAAGAGCAGATACAAAAAAAGTATCAAGAAACTATGTTGCAGGTGTTTTAAGAATTACAGTTTCTAATCTTTCTGATGAAATGTATGTTCATCACAAAAATTTAATTTTATTAAAAAGAAAAATTGCAAAAGAAAACAATTTGAATATTAATTCCTTAAAATAGTCACAATGGCAAAAAAAACAAAAATCAAAGAAGTAAGAGAAGAATTGATTAAAATTGGTGATGAAGCGTCATCAAAATATGATTCTTCTAAAGATTTAAAAGCTGGATTACTTGCTGTAAGAGCGTATGGTGAAGCCACCAGAACTGCTGTTGCGCAAGTTCAGTACAAAAAGTTGACAGGAACTCCAACTAAAGTGGATTTTTTAGAAGAAGATTAATGAAATACGTAACAACAGTTGAAATACCACAGTTGATGCAGAAACATTGTTTTATTAATGAAAAAGGATTACCAGTGCCATATATTGTTCTTGAAAAAGAAGGTGTTCATTATTTTAAAATAAATGATGACAAAAAAGTTTTTGAATGTTTAATGCATCGCAAATGTACAGTTTGTGGTACTAAACTTGAGAACGATATATGGTTCATTGGTGGACCAGCTTCTGCATTTCACAAACATGGAGCTTTTAATGATGCTCCTGTACACAAAGAATGTGGTTTGTATTCTTTAAAAGTATGTCCTTATCTTGCGTTTTCAAGATACAGTGCAAAAATTAATTTGGAAAAATTACAATCTAAATTTGACGATATATTACTTGTTAATAATACACAAGATCCCGACAGAGTTCCTTTATTCGCTTTTGTAAAAGCTAAAAATTATAAAATTAATTTTTTATCTCAAAACCTGATACCTGAAAAACCTTATTTAGAAGTTGAATACTGGAATGATGGTAAACAACTTTCTCAAAAAGAAGGTGAAAAAATTGTTAAAGAACATTTTAAAGAAAAATATAACATTAACATGTAGAATTATGGAATGTACAGGATGTAAACAAGGAGTGGCAATGTGTCATAACAGACCATGCTTTGGATCTCCAGAAGAATTTGACAAAATTATTGATGCAGGATTTGCAGATAAATTGCGCATTGATTACTGGGCAGGAGCTCCAGCAGAAAGTAGAATTAAAATTGAAGATACACTTGGTGATGGACCATTTGCAGAACTAAACAAAAGTTTATACGACTATCAACAAAAGAATCCTAATCCTCATGAAAAAGATGTAGAAATGTTGTCTGGTGGTACTAATAATGATAATAATCATCATGCAGCATGGATACCAACAGGAACTTGTAAACTTCTTACTGAAGATGAAAAATGTATGCTACATGATTTAGGATTAAAACCTTCTCAAGGTGCAAATGCCTGTTGTAAAAAAGAGTTAGATAAATCAGAAAAAAACTTGTATTACGCAAACTTATGGGCAACACCAAAAGGGGAAGAAGTAATTGAAAAGTTTAAAAAAACCTTAAACATATCATAATATGGATTCATTTGAAATTTGGTGGGAACAAAATGAAGCATTGTACACTCTTGTAAATGTTAAAAAAGAAGTTGCAAAATCAATCTGGATTGATGCGACAAACACTGTTAGCAAAAATGTTTTAAAAATAATTGAAGATTATTCATAATGAAAGAAGAATCAGGATATTTCGAATATGAAGAGCTACCTGCGATACCACAAGACGTAACACCGGTAGACACACATCTTGACAAACAATTAGAATACATTAAAAAAAAAGGTATTTTTGTAGAAGAAGATCATTTGCAAAGAATTGTTACCAACAAGTTATATGCAGAATCAATTGATAGAACTGAAAAAGAAACAAATTATTTTATTAATTTGAATTATAGTACAGGATTTATTGTAACAGAATCTTCTATTAGTGGGCGTTCTAAACATTTATTAATTAAAGGTAAAGAAAAAGCAACATTAATAGCAAATAGATTAAATCTTTATCATGACATTATGATAAGAGCTTATGATCTTGGTTACGATCCTAATAAAATAAATAACGAAAACGGTGTATACGGTATACGTTATGATTTTGACACGGATCCAAGAGGATTTCTTTATGTAACAAGTCATCACAAATTACAAGTATTTGTGTTTGGTATATTTTTTAGTAACAAAGATGCTTGTGTTCAACTTCTTAAAGAGTTTGAAGAAAGAATAAAAATGTATTATTAACCCAATTAACTTAACATTGTTTTAGTGGTTTAAGAGGTAAAACAACATTCTATCATTGCAGCAGATCAAGTGAAACGCAGAAGTATGAACGATGTTTACAGTTCAGAAAATGACAATCCAACGACAGATGACAAGATTGATATGTATAGATATCAGGTTCAATTCCTGTTCTAAAACAGTGTTAAGTATTTACCATTATGGAAAATAAAGAAACAGAATACCCAGTATCAGGTCCTTATATGACATATTTTAGACCTAACATGGCACAACTAATGTCTGAAGCTAATAAGTATGTTGCTTTAGGTAATTTGGTTGATGCAGTAAAAGAATACAAAGAAAACGAATCACCTCTTGATATACAATTGAGAGAATTTAAAAAACTTCAAAATGAAAAACATACACGTATTATCAAAAGAAGAACCTAAACAAGAAACACTTGAAGAAGTTGCTGAAGAATATCCAAAAGTATTTTCAGAAAATGGGGATGAACTATTTTTTGATAAACAAGGTTATCTGATTAAAGAAGAACTATCAACTAAATTACACATAGGGGAAGTAGTTGATGAATCATACCCAAAAGACTTTATAAAACAAGAAATACTTGAAGAAGCTAAAAAGTATGCTGAATTATCTTATTATGGAGATGAAGTAGATGCTTTTGTTAGAGGTGCTAAATGGCAACAAGAGCAAGAAAAGAATAAGTATAGTGAGGAAGAAGCATTTAATATGTTAATGGATTTTTGGAAAGAAGAAAGACCAGGTTTTAAAACAAATCCTGTATGTGTATCTAATTGGTTTGAACAATTTAAAAAGAAATAAGATGAAAAATAAAGAAACACTTGAAGAAGTTGCTGAAAGATTATATCCAGGAGTAGATAGACAAATAGACAGAATGTTATTTATTAATGGTGCTAAATGGCAACAAGAACAAGACAAGAAATTGTATAGTGAGGAAGAAGTAAATAATTTATTATATAGATTTTTAGAACATATTGGAGAAAAACAAAAAAGAACAATATTAAATGTAGTACCTAATGAATGGTTTGAAGAATTTAAAAAGAAATAAGATTATGATTTCCTTAAAATACTCAACAAGATTAGTAATTGTTTTAAAAAACATAGTCATTAAAATTCCTATAAACAAAAGAGGTTATCTACAAGGACTCAATGAGAAATATATTTGGAATAAATATAAAGATATTACATCATTAGCAGAATTAAAATGGATGTATTTAGGTATAGTATGTCAAAAAAGATATGACACAGAATTATTAACAATTCCTAATATAGTTGTAAGACGTATTAAATCAAAAGTTCCTGAGTTTGATTTTAGTAACTGTGATTTACATAACACTGAAAATTGGGGAATGGAAGGTAAGAATTATATTTTACTTGATTATGGAATAAATCAAAAAATAGCAGATTTATATCATAAGTAGATTTAAAATGGTTTAATAAATTTAAAAACAAATAAAATATGATTGGATCTTTTAATTGTCCATATTGCAAAACTAAAAATTCTTGTGGTTGCGAAACTTGTATTCAACATGTTAAAGGAAATGAAATAGTTATTGGCTATACTAAAAATGGAGAAGGTCTTATTTGTGGCAATTGTAAAAAGGTTTTTTCTTATGATCAAGCTCTTGATGAAGAATATAAATTAAAAACTCATGAAAAAAATTAAACCTTATGACGCTTTAAGTGATTCAAACAATTCTATTGAACAAAAAAGACATATTCATAAACTTTTTGAAAAAAAAGGAAAAACACTTTGCTCTACAAAAGCGAGGGACACCATTGTAAGAAGTGGCTTATGGGATTACGATTTATTTGTAAACGATGAGGATTTTCTTGTTGCTACATCAAGCAGATCATTAACTGCACGACTTCTTAACTATCATTCTTATCAATGGTGGGTTAACGCACTAGACGATAGAAAATATATTGACAATTCAAACGAATCATCAAAAAATACACATCTTGATAAACAAATTGAATTTTTAGAATCTAAAAACAAAAAATAATGAGTGCATTTGTATTTAGTGATCCACATTTTCATCATGAGAATATGGCAAAACATAGAGGATTTTCTTGTGCAGAAGAAATGAATGAACACATTGTAAAAACCTGGAATAATCATGTATCAAAAAGAGATGCTGTGTATTTATTAGGTGATATTACAATGGAAAAGAATAACTATGCAATTCTTGACAGACTCAACGGGGTCATAAACGTAGTTCTGGGAAACCATGATCAACGCCAGCATGTTAAACATCTTGCTCAACATGTGAATTCTGTTGCAGGTATGATTGATTACAAAGAAAAGTGCATATTAACACATTGTCCAATACATCCATCACAACTTGAGTTTCGATATTCATATAACATTCACGGACATGTTCATGAAAACAGCATTGATGATGAAAGATATATCAATGTGTGTGCAGAAGTTATTGATTATAGACCAAGATTAATAATGAATTTAATTCCTTATATGTAATATGAGAAAAAGAATTCCTTTTAGAAGAAAAACCAGAAAACAAAAATCAGTTGTTCAAAAATACTTTGAACACGCACTATACGCTGACGTACTGTGTGGAATATTAAAACCTGAAAATAAACTGGTAGAATACCGCAAAGAATATGGCAAAATCCTCATCAAAGAAAATGATGTAGCAGATGTGAAAAAACATCTAACACCTGAGTTTTTTAATTCGAAAATTGAAATTAAAAATTTTATTAGTTATGAACTACGAGAATCACATTAAAGAATTTAAAGTAGCAAATGTTCAAATGATGCAATATTTGCTTAGCAAACAAGGAGGACTTGATCCTATGATTGTTGTTCTTGTAAAAGAAAAAAACGATGACATGAATATTGTTGCAGTACCTGTTCCAGGCGAACTTCTTAAAAACGATCAAACAAAAGACGTTTTAGCAGCATCTATTCCAACATTGTTATCAATGCTTGCAAAAGAAGGTAAAGAACCTGTATGTTTTTCTTTTTCTTCAGAAGCATGGTTACGAAAATCACCAGAAGGTGTAACAGAAGTTCCTGACAACTGGAAAGATTTACCTAAAATAGAATGTATGATTTCTTCATACGAATCTGCAGATGCATCAGAAATGGAAGTATTTGAAATTATCAGAGAAGGTAAAATGGCAAATGAAAATGGCGACTTAATTGACGCTATCGTATTAAGACCATATTCTATCAGTGAAGATGATGAAAAACCAAAATCATTTAAAGGTAGATTTTTTGGTGCATTTCAAGAATTTTATAAAATGAGACAAGATGAAAAAGCAAATTAGTTTTGACGATGAGATTCTTATCATTACTATTCATGCAGGTAATTATCGCAGAGATGATGGTGATCAAGACGAGTATGTAGAAGGAAATTATCCTTTTGAAATACGTACGGAATTTCAAACAAACTTGTTAGATAACGATGATATGAAACCTAAAGATTTTATAATTGCATGGACTGATAAAAAACCATTTAGACATTTGATTGAGCAACAAAAAATTGAAGAAAAAATTATTAATAAATACAAAAAAAGTTTTTAAGCGATGAATAAAGAAATTGTAAACGTAGATTTTGACTTTACTGAACCTTACACAGACAGTGAAGGAAGAGAATTAAATGCAAGAATCAGATTAAGTGTTGATGTAAGAAGTAAAACTTTTAACATAATGCCAAGCGCTATGAAAAAAGATTTTGTGTTCATGAACACTTCACAATCAAATTGGCAATTATGGATTGCAACAGCAAAAGCAATTCAATCAGCAACTGAGTTTGCTGTACAGTACATTAAAGAAAATACACCAGCATTACCAGAACCAAATGAAAAATAATCAAGAATTAGTAGGTAAGCGTGTAGAATTAATCTACATGTATGATGATCAAGCACCTGAACCAGGTACAAAAGGTGTTATAACAAGAGTTGACGACATTGGAATAATTCATGTTGATTGGGAAAATGGTTCCACTCTTGGACTTATTCCTGATGAAGATAAATACAAAATACTTTAATATGCAAGTAACTAAAAAATTAGTAGTACTTGATCATGGTGAAAAAACTGTTACAGTTTATCCTTATGACGAAAATGTTTGGGAATCTCCAGAAGATTTTACAGACGAAGATGGCAATTATGTTTTAGATAGTAATTGCGAATGGATGGTTGTTGACGACCTTAACATAAAAATATTTTAGTTATGTCACATCCTTTGCATCACTCAATTTCGAGTAAAAAAAAGTGGGGTGGTCACGTTGATGACTACCTCGCTATTCACAATTGGTTTGACGAAACAAAAATGCACTATCCAGACATGCGTCATAGAGCATTAAGACATCACGCAGAAGGCATATTCTGGTGTGAAGAAAAGTTTGGCACTTATATTATTAATTCTGATGGGAAAATGGTTCCTGTAAGAGCAATTGGTGAACAACATTGTATAGAAGATATAGGATTTATTCCTACTATCAAAGATTATCTTGACAACATGACACAACAAAACTGGATGTATAAGCCAGGTGAAGGTCGTAAAGTATTGAAAGCAATACAAGAAGAAAAATCAGATTATATATTTAGTAAAGACGCAAAATTAGAAAATCATGAGCAAAGTAATTAGCATAAAAGAAATTATTGATTGGTGTGACAAACAAGTTGAAGAAGGTAAAGAAATAAAAATTTGTTGGGAAGGAGGAGGAGATTCAGGATGGGTATATTTTGAAGTTGATGATGAACAAGCTGGAGGTGAAGAAATTGAAGCGCTTGTAGATATGATGTACAGCACTCTTGATTATGGTTCTTGGGCAGGTGAATTTTCAGCAAATGGTGAAGCTATTTATAATGCTGATACAAAATGTTTTGAAGGTGTTGATTATTATTCAGAAGATTCTTGGGAAAACACAAAATTTGAAGATCCTTTTCAGTTTCCTATATCAAAATCATTAGGTTTTGATAGTATTGAATATAACATTGAAGGTAATTATGAGGATGACTTTAGAGTAGAAGTAATATTTAATATTGTAAATGGTTTTATTAGTCCTGAATTGCGAGAACTTGAAGAAGAAATCTCAAAAGCAATTTTAGAAAAAATTAAACAAGATTTTCAACATGTAGATATTAATTATTTTAGTACACATGAACTTGCAGAAAGACATGAACTAAAAATAGAAAATGATGTTATCATTTTTGAAATATCTATGATTAATTATTCAACATATGAAACTTCAGAAAACGGAATAACAATTGATTTAAAAGAACGATTAGAAAACGAAACAGATGACGAATAAATTTGAAAATTATACTTTTACAGTAAGAAACGTAAGAGGTATAGAGCTTAATGAAGCATTACGAGTATGGAAAACTGCATACTCTTCTTTTGACGAATTTTTCAAAAATGTGATTATTTATGAATCACTTGAAGAATTTGGAGATTACGTTTCTACAGTGTGGTCTGAAATAAAACCTCTTGAAATATCAGAGGCCTTTGAGCAAGATAATACAGAAAAAAGAAGACTGTATTTTGACACTATTGGTGTAGAAAAAATCTTTGAATCTGTAGAACCAGAATTATTGGACATGAAAGATGTTGTATTAAACAACAGAAGATGGGATGCTGATGGAAAAGAGTATCTTCAAACAGGTCTTGACAGGTACACACTTTACAAAATTGATGGTTATAAATTATTTGGTAGTACTATTAGCGAATGGCAACGTAAAAACAGTTCTGTTTATGCTGTTAAATGTACTTGTACATCTACCGGTAGAAATTATTGGTTATATGTACCACGTGAAGTTGGTGAAAAAGAATCTGCATTAGAAGCAATTGCTTGGACATGTAGAATTGGAATTACCAATCCAAAAGCTATTTATAGACAAGGTGACATTTTTGTTGTAGCTGCAAATCATGATTCAGAAGAATGTACTCCATATCATTTAGATTATAAAACATACAGTTCATTAATTCAATCTCAAACATAATGGCAACACAATTAAAATCCAATCGAATTGTATTAGCATCAGGTGATTTTGCTAATACTCATGCTGTTGTTTCTGATAAACAGATGCAGTATGAACACTTAGAAAATAGTGTTATTAAATTTAATGTTGCTAAAGAAGCAACAATTACACACGAGGAGCATGATATAATTAAACTTCCTGAAGATGTGTATTATAAATTCAACCAAGTTGAGTTTAATCCTTTTAATAATACAGTATCATTTGTATTTGATTAACAAGTACTTACGAACCAGGATATAAAATTCTTGGTTCGTAATATTTTTTTGTTTAATATTGTAAAAAAAAAATACATGAAAGTTAAAATTAAAAAACTGCATGATTTAGTAGAAATACCAAGTTATGCTAAACATGGAGATGCAGGAATGGATCTTACTGCAATAAGTATTGAAAAAGATTCATACGGTAATGCTGTAATTCATACAGGATTAGCTGTAGAAATTCCTGAAGGATATGTCGGATTAGTATTTCCAAGAAGTAGTATTTCTAAATACGATATGCATTTAAGAAACAGTGTTGGAGTCATTGATTCAGGATACAGAGGTGAAATCATGTTAAAATTTAGTTTCTTAGAAGATGGTAACTTGTATCAAATGGGTGATAAAGTTGCTCAATTAATCATTCTTCCTTATCCACAAATTACGTTTGAAGAAGTATCTGAATTATCAGAAACAGAAAGAGGTGAAGGAGGATTTGGTTCTACAACTACAAATGATGAAAAGTCAAAGAATTTGTAAAATAAATGGAAGTGAGTTTGGTATAGGTTTTTTTATAAAAAAAGAACCTGTACTTTCTCATTTTAATTATTCTCTGTACATAAAAATATTATGGTTTAAATTTGGAATTAATATTTTATGGTGACAAGTTATAATACAGGACAAGTTGAAATTATAGGTCCATATGGAAGAATATACTTGTATACACATTCAACAGCAGATGATTTAATAAATGTTGTTAATAATGTTCTTTCTAAAAATGTAAGATGGGATGATCCTGATTACCTTGCAAGAATGATTTTTTGTAAAATGATTCCTGTAGAAGATTGGGATAATGAAAATGGATTTGGTATTGGAACACAACTTTACATGGATATACAAATGTTGATATCTCTTGACACAGTTCACCAAACAATTAAAATTTCATCATCTTTTGAAAAGTATATTACAAATAGCATAACAATGTCGTTTGACGATTTTATAAATAAATACGCAGATAGCGCAGAATTGTAAAATTTTACTGGAAAAAAAGTGACGTAATCATAGCGTTATAGTAGAAAATATTTTCTCAGAACCTCCAATTTGATAGTTTTACTGGAAAATTATTGGTAGTTTAGTACATTAATAAATGTGCAACTAAAATGATATACCAATTACCAAACGGTAAAAGTGTCGAAATGTCGATAGAACAGTATTTAAGAATGACCGATGAGGAGCTTAAAGGACTAGTTGCGTATAACTTTGGTGAAGAATTTAATGATCCTTTTATATTCAGTGTATTAAAACATGGTCCGTCTGGTCCAGAAGAACTTGAAGAAATGTCAGAAGAAGATTTCACAGAAGAAGATTTAGAAGATTTAACTACTATTCTTCCAGAAGAAAAGTTATACGATGATGATTACATCGATTATGATAACTTAGAACAATAAATGTTACAACCAAAAAAAAAGATTTGTAATGCTTGCGATACAGAACAAATCATATGGAAAAACCACGATGGCAATAAATATTGCAAAAGTTGTTGGTTTAAAAACCAATCACAACCTCTTCCAAAAAAGGTACTTAAACCAATAAAACCAAAATCAGATAAACAAGATCCGCTTGATAAATTATATTCTATCATGCGAAAAGATTTTTTATCTTTACACCCAGGATGTCAAGCTAGATTAAAAAATTGCACACTTCAAAGTACAGATGTGCATCATAAAAAAGGAAGAGGACCATATTATCTTGACAAAACAACATGGTTATCTGTATGCAGATCATGTCATACTTACATAGAGCTTCATCCTATAGAAGCAAAAGAATTAAATTTTTCACTTAACAGATTAAATAATGGATAACAAAAAATTCGTTGGATTTTATATTATTGGTGCAGCCAATAAAAAAGATGCTCAAAAAGGAGCAGGATTATTATTATGGTCACAAGATAAACCTAATTTTATAACAAGGTTTTTTGACAAAGTGTTATTAAACATTTACTGGATAGACAAGGAAGACTACAAACCTGTTTCAAAAGAAGAACTCCAAAACACAAAAACAGAGTTTCCTAAACATAATACTTACAGAAAGAAAAAAACTAATGAAACAAAATAAACGTGAAGAAATCCAACGTGAAGCATTATTTGCCACAGAAGGAGTTCATCGTTGTACGTTAGGTGTTTCAATGGGTGTTGGTAAAACTTATATAGGTTTACAACACATGCAAAAAGAATTTAACAATGGTGCAAAAAGTTTTCTGGTTGTTGCACCAAAACTTTCCATATTTGAAACATGGAAAGAAGATGCTTATAAATTTGGTTTAGAGCATTTATTAATACACATCAAGTTTACTACGTATTTATCCTTAACAAAACAAAATGTTGAGTATGATTGTATTTACCTAGACGAGTGTCATAATCTTTTGTACACCCATGAAACTTATCTTCTTTTTTACCACGGTAAAATATTAGGATTATCAGGAACACCACCGCGTCACGCAACATCAGAAAAAGGAATAATGGTTGACAGATATTGTCCAATTGTGTATTCATACATAACAGACGATGCAATTGATGATAACATACTTAATGATTATCGTATAGTTGTACATTTATTACCATTATCTACCCAAAAAACATACAAAGTCACCAAGAAAAATGGTGGATTTTTTATGACTTCTGAGCGCGACCATTACAATTATTGGACAAACGCCATAGATAAAGAATTTTCTATTGGTTCAAAACAAAAATTACGCATATTGCGTATGCAAGGATTAATGCAATATCCTACTAAAGAAAATTATGCAAAACATTTACTGCAGCATGTTGATGACAAATGTATAGTATTCTGTAACAACACTGATCAAGCAGATCGAGTTTGTGAGAACAGCTATCATAGTAAGAATGTTAATAGTGAGGATAACTTGCAAGCATTTAAACAAGGAATATTTAACTGTTTGTCATGTGTTCAACAATTAAATGAAGGTGTAAATATTCCAAATTTAAAGTATGGAATTATCATGCACTCGTATAGTAATGAACGTAAAAGTAATCAGCGTATTGGTAGATTATTAAGACTTAATCCAGATCAGCAGTCTATTATACATATTCTTGCATATAAAGACACTGTTGATACAGAATGGACAATTAGTGCATTAAGTGATTTAGACCAATCAAAAATAACTTGGAAAGATGCAGAATATAACCGTTAAATTTGGAAAACATAATGGTGAATTAAAACCACTAACAAGCGCAGATGCTGCGTTGTACAATCAGTTTAAAACGGATCTTGCTGATGGTGAAATGATAGAATTATATATCACTAAACTATCAGATGAAGATGATAAAACTATTGGACAATTAGCAAAAGTACACGCTTCTATTAGAGATTTGGCAAGATTTACAGGACATACTTTTGAAGAAATGAAAGCTACTGTAAAAGAAAAAGCAGGACTTTACGATCCTGCTTCTAAACAATATAAAAGTTTTGCTGAATGTAGTAAAACAGAATTATCAGATGCTATACAAATATGCATAGAAATTGGTAATATTGTAGGCTTTTATTTTTGATCTTTTTCTTGTTGCGCAAAACGTTCTTGGTTTATTTTTTGTAATTCATCTTGAGTTACAATTCTTGTAAAACCTTCTGCTTTAGCATTTTTTTGAAATTCAGACAGTAAAATTAATAGTGTTTCAACATTGTAATTTTCCTCACTTGAAATCTTTTCTGTTTTTACTTCTTCTAAAAATTTTTGAATATCTTCTGGTTTTTTATCTTTTATTAATGATAAATAAACCATTTGCAGTCTTTGAAAAAAAGAAGTGCTAATTTTAATGTTTACAATAGCATTGTCTTCAATAATTTCAATTGTTGATTCAGAAGAATTTTTTGTGTTTTCTTTTGTCATAACTTTATAATTAATTAATTAATATACAAATATATACAATAATGTCAAATCCTCAAAAATTAACGTCAGAAGAATATGCATCTAAGATGTATGACATGTTAAAACCATCCGGATGGCATAATGTGTTGAAAGGTTTTCTATTGTCAGAAGACTTTGTACACATTATAAAAGTACTCGAAAATTGTGTAGCTGATGGTCAAAGATTCACACCACCATTAAAACAAGTTTTTAGAGCATTCATGGAGTGCCCATATGACAGTACTAATGTAATAATGATAGGGCAAGATCCTTATCCTCAATTAGGTGTTGCTGATGGTATTGCTTTTTCATGTGGAAACACAAGAAAACCAGAAGCATCTTTACGTTACATTTTTAAAAACATAAACAAAACTGTTTACAATGAACAAAAAGATGTAACAACATTTGATCCAGATTTAGCAAGATGGTCAAAGCAAGGTGTTCTTATGTTAAACACTTCACTTACCACAGAAATTGGTAAAATTGGTA